CTACACCAGAATCTCTTGGTACTATCAGAACAATGCAAATATTTTCTCCTAGTGCTACAACAAGGTCATTTTTAGAACAACGCGATATTAGTTATATGAACGAATATTGGCCAGATCGAACAGCAACGGGAACTCCTCGTTATTGGGCGTGGTGGGATCACAACACAATTTATGTTGCACCAACACCAGATTTAGCTTATAACGTTGAACTAGGAATTACTAGATTACCAACAAGACTATCTAGTTCCAACACAACCTCTTGGTTGGGTAATAATGCTCCGGCACTATTGCTTTATGGATGTCTTGCAGAAGCCTTCAAATTTTTGAAGGGACCAGCGGAAATGCTGCAATTATATGAACAATCATATCAACGTGCCCTTCAAGAGCTAGTTATAGAACAGCAAGGAAGACACCGAAGAGATGAGTACATGCACGGGGCGTTAAGAACTCCTTTGCAATCACAGAACCCATAGGAGGATAAAACATGGCAATAACTCAAGCTGTATGCACAAGTTTTAAACAAGAATTGCTAGTAGGTACGCATAATTTTACGGCTACCAGTGGTGATACTTTTAAAATAGCACTTTATACAAGCTCAGCTTCACTAGACGCAACCACAACTGCTTATTCAAGTAGTAATGAAGTTTCAAACTCTGGAACCTATACTGCAACCGGCGGAACGCTTACAAGCGTAACACCAACAACAAGTGGTACTACTGCCCTTTGTGATTTTGCTGATATATCATTTACATCAGCTACTATCACTGCAAGAGGCGCATTAATCTTTAATAGTTCAGACTCAAACAAAGCTGTAGCTGTATTAGATTTTGGTGGAGATAAAACATCTACAAGTGGAACTTTTACAATTCAGTTTCCTGCCGCAGACGCAAGTAACGCAATATTACGATTAGCATAGGAGTAGTTAATGGCTCTAGTACTTAATGATAGAGTAAAAGAAACATCTACTACTACCGGCACAGGAACATTTAGTTTAGGCGGTGCAGTTGATGGTTTTGAAAGTTTTGTAACAGGAATTGCTAACGGCAATACAACGTACTATGCAGCAGTAAATAGAGACGCTAATGAATTTGAAGTTGGTATCGGAACTGTAACAGATGCAAGTCCAGACACATTAGCAAGAACAACTATACTTTCAAGTTCTAATAGTGATAGTGCGGTAGATTTTTCTGCTGGCACAAAAGACATATTTGTAACTTTACCTGCTAGTAAAGTAGCATTTGAAGATGCTAGTAACGATGTAACTATAGGTAATGATCTTATTTTAGGATCAGATTCAGCAGTCTTAAAATTTGGAGCTGATTCTGACACAACTTTAACACATACTGACGGCACAGGTTTAACTTTAAATAGCACTAATAAACTTCTTTTTAGAGATACTGGTTTATATATTAATTCATCTACTGATGGTCAATTAGATTTAGTAGCTGATACAGAAATACAAATAGCAGCTACAACAGTTGATATTAATGGTAATGTAGAAATATCTGGAGATTTAACAGTATCTGGTGATGATATTACTATGGGCACAAATACCGCTGGTAATATATTAGTTGCAGATGGTACAAATTTTAATTCAATCGCCGCTACTGATTTATCAGCAATATCGACTATTGCGAGTGGTGATACTTTATTAGCAGTAGATGCTTCTGGTGGAGGCCTTAAAAAAGTTGCAAGAAGTGTTCTTGTAGCAGGATTAGCTACATCTAGTGCACTAAACAATATTTCAGAAGATGATACTCCACAACTGGGTGGTAATTTAGATATGAATGGTAGTGACATTGTTACTACATCAAATGCAACTATTGATTTAGCTCCTAATGGAACTGGAACAGTTGTTGTAAGAGGTAATACAAATTCTGGAGCAATAGTATTTAATTGTGAAAGTAATTCACACGGACAAACTGTTATTGCACAACCTCATTCGGCAAGTGTTACAAATACTATGTTGTTACCCGCAGGAGCTAATTCAACTTTAGTATCCCTTGTATCAACAGACACACTTACAAATAAAACTTTAACTTCACCAAAAATAAATGAAGACGTAGCAGTAACTTCTACAGCTACTGAATTAAATTTATTAGACGGCGTAACCGCAACAACAGCAGAGTTAAATATATTAGATGGTGTTACGAGCACTACGGCAGAGTTAAACATATTAGATGGCGTAACTTCTACGACAGCAGAGTTAAATATATTAGATGGCGTAACTTCTACAGCCGCAGAATTAAATTTAATAGATGGTGGTACAGCAAGAGGCACCACAGCAGTAGCAACTGGTGATGGTATATTAATTAATGATGGTGGTACAATGCGTATGACCAATGTTGATACAGTCTCTACTTATTTTTCTTCTCACAATGTTGGGGGCGGTAACATTGTTACAACAGGTGCTCTTAATTCTGGTTCAATAACTTCTGGATTCGGAACTATTGATACAGGTTCATCAACTATTACAACAACAGGATTAATTAGTGGTGGCTCATTAGACATTGATAATGTTTTAATTAATGGAACAACAATTGGGCACACTGATGACACAGATTTAATAACAGTAGCTGACGGTTTAGTAACTGTTGCAGGTGAAGTTCAAATGACTACCCTTGATATTGGGGGAACAAATGTAACATCAACTGCGGCGGAACTTAATATACTTGACGGTGTAACATCAACTGCCTCAGAACTTAATATACTTGACGGTGTAACATCAACTGCGGCTGAATTAAACTTTTCAGACCTTGCAACATTAGGCACAACTGCGGCATCAAAAGTATTTACAGCAGATGCTAATAACTTAACTACAGTATCTGGAGCAGTTTTAAATTCAGAAGCAACTTTAAGTGATGGTGCAAATGTTGCTTGGGATGTTATAGCATCACCTGTAGCAAAATTAACTCTTGGTGGTAATAGAAATTTATCAGCACCGAGTGGAACTACACCGGCGGCAGGACAATTTGTATCTATATTAGTTATTCAAGATGGTACAGGTTCAAGAACTTTAACATTTAACGCTGTGTATGAATTTGCGGCGGATACAGCACCAACTTTAACAACGACAGCTAACTTAGGAGACTTATTTGTATTTAGATACAATGGTGCTAAGTGGCTAGAAGTAGGCAGAAACTTAGCCTTAACATTATCATAGGAGTAATATGTTTGCAGTAGTAACAGATGGAAATATAACAAGTTTTCCAAAGGGAAATAAAGGTATTACAATTGGAGACAATCAATATCCTGCGGCTATATACACACTATGGACAGAGGCAGAGAGAAACGCCATAGGAATCTATACAGTAGAAATAGATAACACCAATAAAAAAGATGAAGAATGGTATATTAATACTAATCAATCTTATGCATTTGGTAGTGGTAAAGTTACAGCAACTTACGGAACTGCTACAGCTAAAGCAATAGCTGATACTTTATGGACAGAGCAAAATAAAACTGATGGTATAATTAGAGAAGGTGAAGATGTAGGTGATGTAGCTACAAGAGGATTAACATATCTTAAAAAACAAATGATTGACAATCAATGTGCAGGAATACTTGCACCTAGTGATTGGATGGTAGTAAGAGCGACAGAAACAGGGGGAACAATGGATAGTGGTTGGAAGACTTGGAGAGCAAGTGTAAGAACTAAATGTAACTCTATGCAAACACAAATAGATAATGCTAGTGATGTTGATGCGTTAGCCGCTTTGTTTACTTATACAGAACAAGAAGACAAGAGCATAACGAGACCACTAGGCGAATTTCCAGTAAAGGCGTAACATGGTAGCATTTATTTTACCTGCCAATTCAGCTAGTAGTGGAGATTTTGTAACTAATTCACTTAGGTTTAATAATAATGACACTGCTTACTTAAATATAAGTAGAAGTTCTCAAAGTAATACTACAGGCACTTTTTCTGTTTGGACAAAAATGGGAGTACCTACTGATGACAATGTATTATTTGGTGGTCACACAGATGTTAACAATAGAGGTTATATATATTTTTCTGACCCCGATGGGTATGTTGGTATTTTTTCTAGAACAAGTGGAAGTGCAGACATAGCCTATAATTCTAATGGAAGATTTAGAGACCCTAGTGCTTGGTATCATGTTGTAGTAGCTATTGATACTACTGATGGCACAGCAGGAAATAGATTTAAAATGTATATAAATGGCACACAATATACTGATTGGGGTACTGCAACTGCTCCTTCACAAAATGCTTCTTTACCAATATTAAATAAAGCGGCACAAACAGTAGGAGGTGGCTATGGCTCTAGTTCAGTTAGTTCTATGGCGGATAGTTATTTAGCTGATTTTCATTACATTGATGGTCAACAAAAAGCCGCAAGTGATTTTGGTGAAACAAATGACAATGGTGTTTGGATACCTAAAAAATATGAAGGATCATATGGTACTAATGGGTTTAAATTAGAATTTAAACAAACAGGAACAGGTACAGCTAGTGCTTCAACAATAGGAGCAGACACAAGTGGTAATGATAATCACTTAACCTCAAACAACCTAGCCGCAACAGATGTTACAACAGATACACCACAAAATAATTTTGCTACTTGGAATCCTATACAGGAAAGAGTGGGTGAGGGATTAGGAACTTTTTCTGAAGGCAACACAAAAGTTACTGGCTCATCAAAACATGGTTATGCTACTATTGGATTACCTACTAGTGGTAAGTGGTACGCTGAAGTCAAATTTACTTCGGGTAGTAGTACAGCTCATTTAGGTTTAAGAGATATAGATGATTATACTGCTGATGGTAATACTGATAGATTACTATTTAGAAATGATGCTAATTATGATGATGGAGACCACACTGATCTAACATCTTATGGTAGCAGTTGGACTAATAGCATAATAAGCATTGCTGTTAATCTTGATGATAATGAAGTTGTTTTTTATAAAGATGGAACAGCACAAAATAGTGGAACAGCTATTAGTCATAATGCGTCAAATCAATTTATTCATGCCGCTACAGCCGGAAGTTATACAGCAGAAGCAAACTTTGGTAATCCACCTTTTTCAATATCAAGTGGTAATGCAGACGAAAATGGGCATGGTAACTTTGAATACGCACCGCCTAGTGGATTTTTTGCATTATGCACAAAAAACTTAGCGGAGTTCGGATAATATGGCTTATACAACAATAGACGACCCATCCGCACATTTTCATATACAGTTGTTTTCTGGAACTGGTTCATCTCAATCTATAACAAATGATGCTAACGCAGGTAATTTTAAACCAGATTGGGTTTGGATAAAAAAAAGAGCGGGTGGTACAGCTAGAAATAGTATACTTACTGATAGCACAAGAGGTGTTACAAAATGTTTATCTAGTGCTTTAAATGATGCTGAATTTACTAATACTAATGGTTTAACGGCATTTGGAACAGATGGATTTACTGTAGGTAGTTATGATAGTGTTAATGAATCTAGTGGTACTTATGTTGCTTGGCAATGGAAAGCTAATGGTGCAACGACAACAACAAACGATGCTTCATCAACAAGTGTAGGTAATGTTGATTCTGTGTATCAAGCAAATACAACAGCGGGATTTTCTATTGTTACTTTTGATCTTACGAGTGATTCTGGTGATAAAACTATTGCTCATGGTTTAGGAGTAGCACCAAAATTAATTATATTTAAAAATAGAGATGACGCTAGAAACTGGGCAGTTTATCATCATACACAGGTACCACCTAAATATTTAACTTTTACAACTGACCAAGTTGCTTCAAGTGATGATTTCAATAATTCAACAGCACCAACAAGCACAGTTTTTTCATTGGAGACTGCTTGGCATGGTGCTCACAAACATGTTGCCTATTGTTTTGCAGAAATACAAGGTTACAGTAAATTTGGTACCTACACAGGTAATGGTAATGCAGAGGGGCCATTTATCTATACTGGCTTTAAACCTGCTTGGGTTATGATTAAAGTAGCTACCGGAAACACAGGGGGATGGCCAATACATGATACCACAAGGTCAACATTTAATGTTGGAGGCGGAATACTACCTGCAAATGCAAGCAGTGCTGAGTACAATGTGGGTAGTTTACCACTTGATATTTTAAGTAATGGTTTTAAGTTAAGGCAAGGAAACGCTTACTCTGACCATAATGCCACTAGTGCAACTTACGTCTACATAGCATTTGCAGAAAGCCCATTTGTATCATCAGAGGGTGTACCCACAACAGCGAGATAATATGTTATTAGGACACTCAACATTTTCTGAAACTACCTTTGCAAACCCTAGATTGGATGCTATACATAATCTTTCATTTGGTGTTACACAAGATGAATTAAGTTTTACAATCGGAACAGAGACTGTAACGGCTAGCGCTGTTTTTGATTTAACTGGAGATGATTTACAGTTTACTGCAAGTGTAGGAGAAGAAACAGCATTTGGAGAAGCATTCCAAAACTTAATTTCATTCTCTGTAGGATCTCCAAACTTCTT